GTCAAATGATCTCGCCTCCCATGTCATCGCTATGGACGAAGACGGCTTCTGGGTCACGCATGTTGAGGCTCTGATACAGGGCAAGCTCGTCGGCGCACTTCTCAATGGCGGCGTACAGGCACGACCACTGGGCTACGATAAGGAAACGGTAGAGCAGGAACTGTTCATCACTGTCCCATGCACTGAACCTCAGAAGATTGCTTTCGAACACGGCCTGCTGTCCAACATTGGCCTCCCCTATGGCCTCAATGTCATCGCTGGGCTTGCTGAAGGCTTCCTTACGGGTGTGGCTCC